ACTGCTGCCAACCGCACTTCGTGAAAGTTGAAGTGCACGGGTCGTACCAGTCCCAATTCGGGGCAAATCCGATCCGCTTTTTGTAGAACACAGGAGCGCCTATTTGTTGTCTTGGCGTTATCCTGCCGTCCCTAAGGTGTCCACTTAAAGCACTCGCTAGTATGCCCGGCGGATTCTTCAAAACGTCCGCTCGGCCAATAGCCATCAAGTGCCCTTGCCCTACTACAAGCTGCCCCTTCTTCTTTGGAGTTTTGCTCCAAATATTTAGAGCAGCGAGGCTCGGCAAGGTCTCAACATTTAGGACAGAAGTTGACTGAGCTTTAGGCACACACCGTTTATAAACGATGGTACCCGTGCCTTTGTCACGTCGCACCTTTTCGGGAAGCAACAACCACTTAGGCACTTTTATTCCGGCCGTATCGTCATCCCAGCTTGGCACCATGCTTCTTATCGGTGTCAAAGAAAGGAGAAATTCAACAGTCTCGGGAAGTGCGATATTGTGGTTACATGACCATACATTGAGCCTATTTAAAAGTGAACACACATCATGTGGAGTTTTCAATGTCTTGCAGTAAATGCCTCGAACATTGTGACCGCGCCAGTAATCGGCGCCACATGATTCTCTAAAGTACCCTTGGTTAAAGCTCTTGTCAAGGTTGACCGTAAAGCCGATTCGGTTTAGAGTTTTACAGACATAGTCGTACGCTTGCTTTTGTACGATAATGTCATCTCCAAAAACGCCGAACGACCCTAAAGCGTCACCTCGAGGATAAACGACCTTAATATCTAAGGCACGGTACACCCCAACAACGACAGAGCTAAAGAGAGCCGTCTGTAGAGGGAACGTAAAAGCGTTACCCATTGACGACACCATGTGCAGATCGATCGATTCTCCCGATGGGAGAGTTACCATAGGCGACCTAAACTCAGAGATCCTAGCTTTCACCAGGTTCGGAGTAGTTTTGTTTATTAGCCTATGACTAATTGTGTCACTTGCTGAAGCGAGATCAATAGTACCGACCTCACCTGTGAGTGACCCAATCCGGGCGAGTTCTCTGTTCTTAAATTGCTGTATTTGTAGGTTAATACCAAACTTACGGATCAACCAAAATACGATCAGAGAACCAAACCCCTGCTGATGTAACATATTCAGCGAAGGCTCGGTGCACACAGTCCTTGAGATAAATCTATTTTTAGGGACGTAAGTAAGCCGACTGCCATCAACTAGTTGGAACTTGCCCATAAAACTCGCCCGCAAATTTTCAGCGGAGAGCTCGAGCTTGTATCTACTAGCCTCACGCATATAGCGTGTGTAGAGTGATTTTGATGTTCCGGTAAGTAGGCTAGCCATCAGTTTTTCATAATGGCTGGTACCTACGGCACCAATTGAACTACCCGGACCGACATCATAGTTATGCGACACACAATCATCGCAGTACCATAAGTCACCGTGGGAGGTAAACCAAAAGTCATAAAAGCACTTCTGAAATTCTCCAAGACAGACCGCTTCAATCTCGGTCATATCTTTGTAGTCGATCGGCTCTGCACGACATTTCTCGTTACAGACCAGAAACTTGGCTAGCGCAGTTGCATCTGCTGAACTGTCTTTGTCGTCCTCGAATTTCTTAAGGATAGACTCTAACAAGCTCAGTTTTGCAAAGTCCGTAGCTGTCCCGTCGGGCCACATTTCACCTCTGAAGTTTCCTCCAGGAGGAATGTTATATACCCGGTGCGGTAAGCTACTGCCAAGATCACGCAAGATGCAGTTAAAAAGAACGTCAGAGCTAACACCCATGATCGTACTCCTTTGATGATGATATGGAGCGGCAGCCCTTTGATCGGTACATTGATCTCTAGGCAACCGCAGCTTTTATCAACTCGGCATCGGCCAAGCACGCTTTACATCGTCCCTGCTAAGGCAGAGTCACCAATCCCAGCAGCTTGCTGGGTTAGTATGCCTATATGCAGAGATAGCGCCGCTTGGACGTTCGTTGGATCCGCAATGTCCGCCCCAGCCGGTACCTCGACGACAGTTCTCACCGTCATCGTTTGGTAAGGCTGGCCCGCTAACGGCAAAACCGCTTTGCGAGTAAGGATGGACCACGGATTCCGCGGAACCGAGGCAACAACCCCTGTTACCGGATTTGCTTTTCCTAGCGGCTTGAAAATGCCGGGTCGGACAAATGTCACGGTAAAGGGACGCGAAACGGAGTGAACAACAACCCCCGCTTGCGTTCCGCCAGCGACGCTTATGGCTTTCTGTTTACCATTTGCAGTCGGGGCAGTATCATCGACCAAGGTATACGTCGGGGACGTAAATCCCGTTTGGGCTGCTCCAGTAACTGGAGAAGATGGGTTCCACATTGTGGGTAAATCCTAAGTTAAACAACTTTGTTTAATTCCAAAAAGAACGTAACCGCTTCATGTTTTGAGAGAGCGCCAACATATTTATCCATTGTGTGGACAAGGTCGGGACTTCAACCCTAAAAGTGGGATTGGGTAGCCCGGACACAGCGCCTCGTATAACAGAGGTTACTCGTTTTTTAACGCAACCAGCTGAGCCGCTAGCAGAGTACGTAGTGTTTCCTGACTTCCATGAAGTCGGGGTACCTGTGGCTTTTACTTCCACAGATCTCCTGATGGTCTTTGCGACCCATGAGATGTCAGCTGTACACGTAGCACTTGCATCAAGTATGTCACCAATGTTGGTGAAATAGTCGACAAGGAACGACCAAGGTAATAATTCCCAGACGGTCGGTATGAACTGTTCGATAACAAATCCGAACTGCTCAGAAAGCCGTGCATCGCCAGGGGCCTTGAAAGTACGAGAACGCATACCGCATAGATATCTAACCATAATTGAGTCAGTGGTAATCCTCTTATAGAGGACGTTCCAGATCTGGCCGAACTGGTTATAGTCTGCGGTAGATGTCGTTTCTTCATCCTTGCCTACGCCCGACAGCTTTGTAGTATACTCCCATTCATCCATGAGTTTCCGGAAGGCCTTTTGAGCCGTCTGAATATCATTAACTAAAGGAGACCACCCAAAACTATATTCAAGCCAAGTATCAGCGAGACTTTTCCCTATAGCAGTTTCCCGTGCTATCGCCGCTCTACGCGAATTTCTACGTAGATTTGACTCTAGATCACGTTGTGTCTGCTTAAAGTTATAGATCATCGCTGGAGCTCGCCTAGCCCTTTTCTTCTGCATAAGCGTTAATGCCCGATAGTCACTCTCTCGCCGAACAACAGCGTCGAGATACTTTCCGAGCTGAGTACGCAAAGTTTTCGCAGGGCTAGAAATCATCTTTAAAGACTCCAGGGCCTCACCGAGAAAGATACCTCCCTGAAAAGCGGAGCGTTCCTCTCGAATGCGCCTGTAAATGAACTTTAAAGCCTGGTTGTTTGCGGATACATCACTTATCGTCGATGCCGGGAAACCGTAAGAATTGATCTCCCTTTGGTTGGCACCAGACGTGTGGTAAACTTCTATATTACCAGAAGTGTCCGTGACTACTAGCGACATATTGCCGTTTTCAATTTCACAGACCTGCCGAACACCGGTAAAACCGGTAGTCGCGTTACCACCCTCACGAATTATTTGCCGAAACTTTGGCAAATCGGAACCTTGTCTAGAGTCCGTAGCGTTCAGCGTCGACGTATTTCGACTATAACTATGGCCTATGTAAGTGCCGTAGTTATAACTATAGTCGAACTCGATTAACTGATTGCCCCAGTACTTTTTGACTTTCGTTTCGTTCATTCGCCCTCACTGTGAGGTTCTAGAATTTCCAAGGGAAAGCATGAGTTGTATCCATGCTTCACCCCTCAGTCGGTTCGCCTTTTCGCGTTCCGACTTGGCCGCTCTGTAAGCCATTTTAAAGGCTTCAAAGTCGCGCGGAGGTTCACGAAATTGATAGGGATAAAACTCCCAGTCAATGTCGTTATCTAGCGTAGAGTTTTGTTGATTATTGACAGCGCAACAACTGCTGTCGGAACACTCCTCATAATCGCAGCCGTGATCGTAGTCATCGGGTGCATCGGCAATCGCTCTTGCGACTGCCTCAATGCCCTCCTGAAGTTCGGTCTCGTCAGCGACGTTTCCAATCTGTGCCTTCCTGTTTAGGAAAAGCGCCGACCGGCGTTCATAAACTTTGATTGCCATATCGCGTTCCTTTCTAACAGAGATTCATCAGCCTCGAACGGCAGTTAGCCGCCCAAGACTGATATAATGGTAAAGTGACCATGGCACAGGGAAACACGGGGGAG